GTTTGGAATGGGGCTGGCCCACAGTGTATTTGCGAGGAATTTGATTCCAGACAAACACACAGATTTTGAGCACCCACTAGGTACGTAAGACGCACCACTACCCAGTTTAATGACTTTTGGCAGGTCAGTATCGGTAATATGAACTCAAACAAATGGCGAATTTGAAGCGGTAGGGGCAATGAACACAAAGCTAGCCGCACCAGTAGGAATAGTCCCACCAGAGGCAATAGCTATCGTGCCAGGCCCAGTAACAACGACAAACAAATCTTGGAAGAATATAGCCGTCGCACTACCATTAGGAGTGTAGATGTTATTATTGTATGGCGAAGTAGGTGTACCAGCAGCAACCCCACCAGTATACGTAATAGGTGGTGATGTGGTTGTAGTATTAGATCCTCCCCAAATAATCTGTACGTTGTATGTAGTCAACGTAGCTAGATTACTAAAGGTGATAGCGTTAGGTGAAATAGTGATACCCGAAAGGGTATTACCAGAAAACGCACCAGCCTGAAAACCAGTAAGAGGAGCAGCAGAGGTAGTAGTTGTGGACGTAGCAGCAAAAAATTGGGTAGATAAGCCAGTAGATAAAGCTGGCTTTAACAACTCAACTTCATAAGACACCCAAAGCTCACCAACAACATTAGTTTGTCCACTCTGACCGCCAACAGTGGCGACAGAGAGAAGAGCCAAGTCGAACATCTTGATATCGCCCGTAGAGAGGGATCCGGTGCGAATATACTGGTGGTTCAAAACTGTTTCAGTGGGGTCACACTCAATTGGCAAGACAGTGTTGGAAGAAGGGACAGAATCAACTGACCACATCTCATTAAGCAACTGTGTCTTGTTAACAAAAGGAGCCGCATCAGAACGGTACTGAGCAGCAAGCATGACGGACCCCATGGCAGTATTAGTACCACTAACAAGAGCGGTGGCGCTAGTAGACTTATACTCAAACACCAAACCTCTAAATTTATACTGTTGAAAATTAGAAGCAACAGCAGAGAGATAGGGGAAGGTGGTGGACAAACCAGGATTAATGTTGTAAGTAGCTAAGGTAAATGGAGAGCCATTCATAGAGATATCAGCTATGTACTCACGATGTCTAATAACAACGGATTCATTAGCTGAATGCATGATAGGCACTTGTTGTTTTGCGTCCCAGCAGGAATTTTGCATGGTATACGAACCAGAGCCAAAGATTTTAGGGAACCCGAACATTGAACTGACGGTATTACCGCCAGAAAGCAACATACGACCAAGATCAGTAACTTGGTTTTTCGGGGTGTTCAAATTCTTGAGAAGGCGAGTCACCTCAGCCAACTCACGAGATGTATTTTGTTTTTGATTATTGTTTTGCTTGGCTTTAACAAGCTTGCGAGTTTTTCTTTTTGGTGGCATGTATTGGATCCCTCGCCACAAGAGACTGTTCATCGTGGAAAACCAAAATGGAAGCCCGTGCAGTCGTTCGACATTCCGCGATTAAGCTTAGTAATTAAACATGTTTCAGATTGGGCGGTACCACAAAGTGGCCCTACCATGAAAACATATCAAACGGGTACGTAAATATTTACGGGACAGATTGGGCGGTGGTCAATTAAGACTCCTACCATGATCCCAACGTTTTAGGCAATTACAACACACAACCCAATGGTTAGCAACCACCCCACCCTTTATACGTCTGGTGCGACGTTCATGACACTGTTAGAAAGGAAGTGTTAGCCACCTCTCAGCATTTGGATCGTTAAAACCAGATACTAAGCGTGTGCTATAGACTTTTTCAATACTCAACTGTTCCTCTGGAGAGATACCGAAAGCCCAATAAAAAGATGCCCGTGATTGTTCACTCGGTGTGCCATGCACACGAGAGCAACCACTAGCCATCTTACGGACACCCCATCCCCAAACATTACTAAGGTGATGGGCATTATGCCCGACGGAAGACCGCAAGTACATATCATAAAAGCTATCCCAAACTGGCAATGAGCCAGCTAGAGACATGCCCCCAGTACCTACAGCCTTAATCCAGCCCAAGAATTCAACTGGACGGTAATATGGGTGCATACAAGTTGCATCTTTTGAGATAGCAACTCGAGGATCACGCACCATTATGTAGTCAAAAGCCCCAGGCCCGACAAAAACGGGTTGGGTCTGACAAAAGGAGATCTGTTCCAAAGTGTAAACAGGTTCTTCGATAACCATCGTAAAACCCATCTCTTTAAACCACTTTGGAGCGTGACTAGCAAATCGACTATAATCACCAGACTCCATAATAACTACACAATCATCTCCGTTATTAACCAACTCAATTTTGATGGATAGCTCATGGGAATAAGAAAACACCATGGCACACATTATCAAACATGCACCCAAACTGGTATTCATATCCCCACTAGCACGAACTCCATCAGTTACAAATTCAACTTCACCGTCACCAACTCTTCCAAAACATTTATTGGATAGCTGTTGACGTGTAAGACTATGGAGTCGAGACCGGTGCTTTTGTTGCCAAAAACACCGGCCATAAATTGAGTGTTCCCATGCCAATGCCTCTTTCGAGACATGCTGGTCAAACCGAGATGCATCCATACCGACAGCAACAGGCTTCTTAAACTCATTCCACTTACGTGTAATAGAGGAAGCAACTTGGACCGCATTCATTCCTTTCATCACAGTATCACGTCCCATAACTTTACCGATACTTTTAAAAATTCGCTCCTCGATTGGCCTTATATATCTGCCAATCTCTATGTTGAATCGCGGATCTCGAGGAGAGATCACACGTGGAACAGGATCCTTATTAGTGAAGTTAGTTTTCTCAAACTTCAAAAAGGTCTTAATATATGAATCTTTAGGACGCAATGGGATTACATCCAAGCTATCCAGAGCTTTTTGATAGTTCACTCGCTTGCGGCCCGAATAAGTCTCAACAAACTGTTGTCGAGTAATAGGGACGGTCGAGGGCAGGTGAACAGACAAACGCTCCGTAAACACTTGAAGGCGCCTAAAGAAGAATTCCTTATCAACAGGCCTTGGCGGCTCACAAAAGGCACCAGTGTGATCCTTAACGAAAAACACTCGTTCCTTAACGGCACGCTCCAAGGCATTAATGTCGTCATTATAAACGGAGAAATCCAATGGGGGAGCGACCCCATCGACGACTAAAAACTTCCTCCGTTTTGGTGTACCCTCAATTTTACGTGTCACCAAACTGGGGTGGTCGGGTGCGCTACTAATAGCGCAATCCACCCCTGACACGAAACGTGGGCACCCCTAGCCACTAACTGTCCTGGAGCCTCGGAATAACCCGACACCCCAGTCCCAGAAAGTAGCCTCAAGTGCGGCAACGCGGTTGCGAGCAACAGCAGTTTGCCACATGGCCTTTGCCTCAAGCTCAGCTTTAGATGGGATAAAGCAAAGCTCAATAGCGAAGGGCATGATCATTGGTATATCAGAACGACGCATGTCTTTTAACGACGAGACATGGTCGTGAATCCACTTTCTTGCTACCATCTCATTGGACTCAGTACGAGACTTGAATCCAAACTTAGCACGGCATGCAAGAGCTGCAAGCGCCGCAATCTTACGAATGCGGTTACACCTGTTTGGGTAATCAGCCAACAGGGCTTCTTGTACAGTCTCCTCACTTTCATCGGTATAACCGATGGTCTCCTCAATATGGCGCTTTGCACTCTCTGGAACATGATTTCTCATGAACCATGAATACATAGCTTGAACCATAAAGGGGGATACGACAGAAACCACACAAACTAGCAACAAAAAGGCAATAGCCTCAATGTCACCAAATATGGTCCTGACAAGAATGAGCATCTAAAGTAATCAACTTCTGTACGGTCTTACTACGACGGCGGTGTGTTGACGTAAACGATACTCGC